TAGTGTGGCGTTGATACAACACACGATTTTGCTCAGTTCGTGGGCGAAAAGGCAAGTCGCGATCAAACAACACACGATGTGCACGGGGTTGCGGATTACTGGTGCGGTTAGGTGTTTTCATAATGCTGTAATTATACGAAAAACACTATTTTCAGTCAACTCCATAAAAAAACCCTACATGTCGTAGGGTTTTTGCTATAAAGTATTATTTTTTAGGGCTGAGCACAATTACCTTGAGACACATTTAAATTATAGGCAATCGTACTGTCAGTGGGTATAATCCAGGTCCATGTTCCCTTAGATTTAGGCAAAGGCGGGACTTGTGCAACTCCGTCGATTATTACACTACTGCGAGGATCTGGCGTAGCTTCACTGTTAACTGGATCTCCGTTATAGCATAGTTGATATTCATTGGCTACTCCTGGGTTTGATGTGATAATGTTCCCTGTTATTGTAGTATTGGGCACTGTTTGGCTATTATTAACAATCCAGTTTGCACCAGATCCTGACTTAATACGTGTACCAGCAAGAACATCTGTACCTATTAACAGTTGACCAATAGCAACAGTTCCAGAACTTACTGTACCAACTGTTAACACATTTCCAGATATACTCGAATTTTCCATAACAGTAGTAGCAGTAACATTACCTGTAAGCATGTAATTACAGTTAATACCGTTAAATGCCGCAGCATACCCTCCAGATACTGCAATACTCATTGGGTATGCACCAGAATAATTAGTTGGAAATAATGTTGAATTTTCTATAGAAAATAATATTACTTCATTGCTAAAATCAACAGGAGGCACAGGCATTGGAGAATTAATTGTTGGAACTTCGCCTGAAAATACAGTGGTGCCATTAATGGTGGCCGTTAATGATACATTACTGTTGCCATACGCAAATCCATAGAATTGTAATGTTCTGTTTTCATATGTTAACCCTAAATTGTCTGTTGCCATAATGTATTATCTCCTGCTGTTATTTATCATTGCCAATGCTGAACTATCACAGGATCCAATATTTTATCAGGTTTTGGATCGCCGTGAAAAATCAACACGCTAGTATCATTATGAATTTGTGTACCGGCAGAAGGAACCCTGTGTGTTCTGCCAGTAAAATCATACCCGCCGTTGAAGGCTTGCCATCGCCAACTTTTAATTCTATTGGCATCAAGTAATCTACGTGCTGGTTGTGGTATTGTATCTGTTATAAAATCTTGATCGCCGTGATATTTTCGTAATAAAAATTTAAAATCTTGTTGACTAAATCCAGTCCAAACATGTTGAAATTTACCTGTATCCCACCACATGATACTGGAATTTACTCCGTAGTCTGTAGGACGCCAAAGATACTTAAAATCGCGTATGGCCCAAAAATACTCCAACGACGATTGCACAATCCAGTCGATGTTGTTTACAATAACAGTATCAAGATCAAAATATAGCAAAGGACCAGCATGATAATCTGGATTAAACAACTGCATTTTATACCACCAGTTGCGTTTGTGTCCTAGATCTCCCCAACTGGTTAACACATGTTTGATCATGGGCGCAGGCACAGAACGATCAGCTTCAGTATATACGTGTAATCTGACACCAGTACTGAGATGCCTGTTCAACATGTTGTACAAACGTTCTACATAAGTCCACGAATACGCATCTCCGTAGATTACACAGGCGCAATCGACAGGGCCACTCATAGTGCTGATCTTATTCTTTTTAGCCATAGGCCCTGTTGTATTTCTGCTATGGTATACTCAGTGTGACAAATTTCCGTCAACCACTGGTATCTATCAACGTCATATGGTTCTTCTATATCCGTAAGTTTTACACCCACCGGCGATGCAAGACTTGTTGAATCGACTATGGGCCTACTACCAGAAATTGCTGCTTGTATGCCCGGGCCACTGTTATAGTTAACCACTGCATGACAATCAAAATGCATGTTAAAACTATCATAGGTGTTGGCCAATGGCATAGGAGTTTCTATCACAGTATCAGGTGGCAACTTTGAAATATCAAGTCGTGACCGCGGATGCGGCCGCACTCGAATAGGACGGTCAGACACTGCACGTATTTGATCGATTTGTTTGTTAACCCAAGATTCTATGCTATCAAGTGTTGCTACTTGCAAACTATTACGATGTTGTGCGGCTATAATTATTTCAGGATTGTTGCCAACTAGCTGTGCCAAACTGACTCCTAATTTCTTAGGTCGATCCATGTCAAGATCCTGTTGATGTCCGTAATAGCCAGTGGCGTTTATGTTGTTTACTGCAATTTTCCAAGTTTGCCCACGATACAGTGCACCAACATCTATCACAATCACTGGACGTCCTAAACTGCGATAGTGTTCATATACCTGTTGATTACCTGCCATGCGTCCGTGCCAAAGTACAGACCAAATTACTGCTGCGTCAGACGTCCAGGAATTTTCTTCGGTTTGAATCCCTGCTGACTGTAAACAATCAAGCACCGCATTCATAACTGGTCTGGAATTATTGGCCGATTGAGAACTAAAATAGGCCACTGACTTGACCACTAAATACCCCTATGAAATATAATGTAATTACCACGTTTCATGACCAGGGGCTAAAACAATATGGTCAAAGAATGATTGATACATTTGAGCAATATTGGGCTGCGGAGGTTGATTTAATAATTTACGCAGAAAACTGCCAGCCATGTATTACTAAGTCAAATGTGCAAGTAGTAGATTTATTGGCCAACAGTGCGGATCTTCGACGGTTTGTTGAGAGACATCAGAATAACCCATTGGCACACGGACAATCAACCCCAGAAAGACAAGTTGATCCAAAAAAACAATTCCGTTGGGATGCAGTTAGATTTGCTTATAAAGTTTTTAGTATAGCGTTGGCTGCAATCACAATTAAAACCGATTGGCTCATATGGTTGGATGCTGATACTCATACACATTCGTCAGTTCCTATTGCTGGATTGAATGACTTATGCCCAGTGGATTCAATGATCAGTTATTTAGGACGCAGTGAAACTTATCATTCTGAATGTGGCTGGGTTGCTTATAATTTAACCAATCCACAAACTCAGCAGTTTATAAAAGATTTTGTTGACATGTACAACAGCGATAAAATCTTCGAGCTGGACGAGTGGCATGACAGTTATGTTTGGGATGTAGTACGGCGGCGGTATCATGGCGCAAATAAATTTTATAATTTAAATCCTGCTCCTGGCACCAAAGGACTAGCAGGGCATCCATTTATAAATTCTGCATTGGGTTTATACATGGATCATGTCAAGGGTAAGCGAAAAGTCTCGGGGCAAAGCAAGGCCAAAGATATTGCCATGCATTTGGATCATCCTTATTGGAAAAAAGTTTTAGGAAAGTAAAAATATGTTTGAATCTCATGGTTGGTGGTTTCCAGATTATGAAACCCATTTTCCAAAAATGTTGGGAAAAAATATTGCCAAAGGCGGGCCTGCTGAGTATCAGCAAAAAGTTAGACATCGTAGTTTGGGCTACACAGTCAGACGTAATTTAGCACTAGACATAGGAGCTAATGTGGGTCTGTGGACTCGAGAACTATGCGAAAATTTTGCACAAGTTATTGCATTTGAACCAATTCCGGATTTTCGAGATTGTTTGGCTAAAAACGTGCCTGTTGAAAATTTAACTTTGAGTCCGCTTGCGTTGGGTGCCGAATGCACCACGGTAGACATGATCATAACTGAAGGCAACACTGGTCATTCGCACGTGAACCCTGACACGGTAGGTCATGGAATTATCAATATGCTAACCCTGGATCGATTTGTAGAAGAATATAAGATATCCACAATTGACTACATTAAAATTGACTGCGAAGGCTATGAGCTACGAGTATTAGAAGGTGCAGAACAAACAATTCGACGGGATTTTCCTATTGTTGTGCTAGAACAAAAACCTCATCCAGCTTATAGCAAAGAGTATGGGCAGTTTGCTGCAATTGAATTACTGCAAAGTTGGGGCATGCGCCGTGTGGATCAAGTCAAGGATGACTGGGTTATGGGCTGGGGTTAACCTATGCTGTCGTACGAGAAAAAAGTCTTTAGTCAAAACGGTGAAGATGGTATTTTAGAATACCTAGATCAATTTGTCAACGGTCCACGCACCTTTTTAGAAATTGGGTGGGCGCACGGTGTGCAAAACTGTTGTCGTTATCTCATGGAAAATCTTGGATACTCTGGCACAGGTGTGGATGGTCGTGCAAATAAACGCCCACATGAACGACTAACAATGATTTCAAAATGGCTTTCTTTGGATGACGTAGATATGTTGTTAGCAGCCCAAGGATCGGAGCCCACAGTGTTTAGTTTAGATATTGACAGTTTTGACTGGCACTTGCTATCAGCAATGCTGAAACGAGATTTTAGACCCAAAATTATCTGCCACGAATACAATTCAATACTAGGACCTGCCATTTCAGTCAGTAGAAAATTAGGTGTTGTGTACAATAAAAGCCAATTGTATGGCGCAAGTTTATCAGCTTACAAAAAAATACTTGAACCATACTATGATTTTATAACCGTAGACTCTCAAGGTGTTAATGCTTTTTGGATCAGAAAAGATCAAACATATCAAGCACCTGAGGAATCCATTGAATTTGCGTTTCTTACAACCAAACACAACCTGTCAACTAAAACAATATTTGATCAAGGTGTAGAACAGTTCATCAATCAAGATAATGGGTGGGAATATGTCTAATTCCGATTACTATGCAACATCGGTTGAATTAGGAAAAAAATTTCAACTGGCAAATAAAAGTTGGGATGGCCGAGATACGTTTAAGTATCGTAGACAAATACGCGATTTAGTCCAGCATTATAATTGTAAAACTTTACTGGATTACGGATGTGGTAAAGGATGTCAATGGAGTGATAGTCATATATTTCTACCAGAAGAATATCCACAGAAATTTCAACTGTGGTTAGGCATAGATCAAGTTTCACTTTATGATCCTTGTGTTGAAGAATTTGCACAAGACCCTGTGTTGAAAAAATATGATATAGTGTCGTGTACACAAGTCATTGGCGGTATACCAGATGCAGATATTACCTGGCTCAAACAACGTCTGATGGCGTACACTGGCAAGGTATGTTTTATTGGACTGATTGATCCTGTACAACTGCCGAAAGGAAAAAAACAAATATACGATTCTGCTTATTTTTCTGTTAAAAGAACCCAAGAATGGTATCGTGAACAATTTGCAGATTGGACTGGATCAGAATTGCATTGGTATTTTAGAACGGATGCGCTCTACACCGAAGATTGATTCAAGTAAGGTAAAAACTTTTGATAGATACGTCCTGTACAAGCATCTTGGTCGCTCCAGTGCGCAGCAGCTAAATCATTAATCCACTGTTGCCTATCAAATATTTTGGGTTGTTCAATATCAGCAATATCTTTGTTGGCTACTGCCCAGGCCACACAACTTGCATCATCTGCAAACACAGGAACCCCGGCGCATACTGCAGCCACTGCAGACGAACTGTTAAAAAATACCGCTGAGTGAGCTCCAACAAGATTATCTTGTAATCTGCTGGCCAGTGGATCAAGCACTTGTACATTATAACGATCGATCATGGGTTGAAACTCTGGCCAATGGTATTTGTTTGTGTATGCTTTTTTTTGTCCATGTTTGTTAAGACGTTGGGCAGTAGGATCTGACCAAGTTCCTGGATGAGGTCTTACCACTATAGGTCTATTGGTTACAGCTCGTATACTTTGTATTTTACTGTCAAGCCAGGCCAACGGATCAAGATTCTTCATTGCAAATCCGCCATCACGTTGTACACAAATTAAAATGTAACCTTGATCTAATATTTTAGGTGGTTGCAATTGTACTCGCAGGGCCTGGCTTATTTCTTGCCATTTTTCTGGACCACTGTTGTGATTGGCATATTCAGCTGTGTCATAAAATGGACCACCGAGGCTGTAACGTAGATATGTGCCGTAGTCATCAAGATACTTCCAACAACTGGCATCAATGCACATGGTATGATATCCTTGCAGTCGTTGTTGCTGAATAATAGCTCGACGTAATTGTATATTTTGGCCTTGGCTATCGTCGCTGACCCACCCTAGTATAACTGCAAGCCTACAAGTTTTATATAAATTACCGTGTTCAACATGCACTGTGCCTCCGGTACGTCTAACACCTTCGGCAAAATTTTCTAAACAAGCAACTTTTCTTGTATGCTTATTGGGATTTAGTACTGAGCTAATGTATACTACAACATCAATCATAATTACCTTGTAGTATGCGCCAGGCAGTGCCGTTACGCATTTCGGCTTCGGTAAACTGATTATAAGCCAAGTTGGCAGCCCATGCTCTAACTTCGTCTACTGTAGGAACGTTAAGGCATTCTATTTCGCTTAGACTTTGACTGCATAATGGTGCAGCTGCATTTGGGCCTAATGTTATAGCAGGTTTGCCTAGTAGCAATGCTTCACCTGCGGCAATACTACTAAATGTAACCAAACAATGCACATCTTGCGCCAAGGCCATTTCCATGGTGTCTTCGGTCATTCGGACGGCACGACTTTGTTTTTTTCTAATTACAATAGGTCTGTCAGTGTATTTTTTTATTTCTTCAATGGTGTTGTTTAACCAGGTTTCAAGATCGATATCATACATCATTAACAATTTTTGACTAGGCGGTGCCAATAATATATTTGTTCCACCGCGAAATTTTTTAAAACCAATGCCGGTCTGTGCCAATCTATCGTCGGGACGATCCATAATAGGCCCAAAATACTGTACATCATTGCGTGTTATTCTGTGATATAGTTTACCCTTGGCAGGATTTCCAAAGTACCCTGTATCAATATAATAAAAATCTCGGCCACGTGCACGACATGCTTCCATTACTTTGCGTTTGGTAACACCACGTACCACCACTGGCGTCATATTTTCTGCAGTTTTATCCCAGTAGGTTATTTGTCCTCCACACCCCATAACAAAACTTTGTAGTATAGGATTGT